ATGTCGTACCGCCTCGAGAAGAAACCGCAGACTGCAACCTTCGGTGCCTACCCCCTGGTTAGCCTGGCCGACGCGCGCGAAAAGCGCGACGAGATCCGCCGCAAGCTGAAGAACGGCGAGAGTCCGAAGAAGGTCAAGAAGGTGGCCGGCGTGACGTTCCAGAAGGCCTGGGAGGCCTATTGGGAGGGCCGTCAAGACGTCTCCACTGGATACCGCACCAACGCCCTGCGCGCACTCGAGATGCACCTTGGTCCGAAGCTGGGAGAGCTACCGGTCGGTAGCATCACGCGTGAGCTGCTGTTGACCGAGCTGATGAAGATGAATGCGGCCGGAGCGTTCGTGTACGTGCGCAAGGTCCGCATGTGGGCTGGCCAGGTGTTCGATTGGGCGGTGGAACATGGGCACAGCTCGGTCAACCCGGCCGCGGCCATCCGTCCCGAAAAAGCATTCGGACGTGAAGAGGTCGAGTCGCACGCGGCCCTCGAGCTCAACCAGGTGCCGGAGTTGATCACGCGCCTGTCGCTCGAGCGCGAGCTGATCTCGGTGCTGGCCTGCAAGTTCCTTGCGCTCACGTGGGTGCGGACCAAAGAGATGCGGTTCGCGAAGTGGGACCAGTTCGACGGTGACCTGTGGCGCGTGCCGCACGGCACGATGAAAAAGCGCCGCGACCACCTGGTGCCGCTGTCGACGCAGGCGCTCGAGGTCCTGGCCAAGATGAGGGCGCGCCAGAACGGCGACTATGTGTTCCCGGCTGACCATCGCAACGACCGGCCGCTCAGTGAGAACTCGGTGCTGTATCTGCTGCACCGGATGGGCTACGAGGGAAAGATGACCGGCCACGGTTGGCGCACCGTGGGGTCGACCTGGGCGAACGAGCAGGGCTTCAACGGCGATGCCATCGAGCGGCAGCTCGCCCACGCACCTGACGACGAGGTGCGGGCGGTCTACAACAGAGCTATCTACCTGCCTGAGCGCCGGAAGATGCTGCAGGACTGGGCAGACTGGTTGCTACCAGGCTCAGCCCCGCCTTCCGAAGCGTAGAGAGCTTCCAGCCGCGCGTGCGTGCGCTGAGGTCGACGTCGGGCTTCGGTAGCTTGTCGTCCTTCATCCAGCGCCGCAGCGTCTCGCTGGTGACGCCGCCGAGGGCCGCGCAGAGATCCTTGCGCCAGATGATGCGATCGGGCTCGGTCATGCGGCCACTCCTTCTTTCAAAAATCGAACGTCGATGATCTGGCCGCCAGCTTGGCGCACGCGCATCTTGGCCAGGTCGACGGCGCGCGTCACTTCACGCGTGCTCAGCTGCTCGAGCTGGTATTCGTGCAACCTGACCGCTTCGACTATGTCGTCGAGCTCTTGGTAGTAGAGGGCCGTCGCGTGCCAAGCGCCCGTGGCCATGGCGCGCTTGCGGATCTCGGCGAGGGCGAGCTCGGCGCTCTGAAGGTGCTCGGCCAGGCCGCGCACAACGCCCTGTGCCTCGATCGACAACGCGATCTCCACCGAGCTGGCCAGCGTCGACCATTGAAGCTCGCTGGCCACGCCCTCGCGTAGCGCCTTCAGCGATCGGTGAACCGGCGCCATCATCCTTTCCAGCTCGCCTGGGGTGAGCGTGGTGGCTCGATTGATGACGACGCTGATCATGTTGGTGGCCGGCTGGAAGCGCACGCGGCGGGGAGGACGGCCGCGGCTCATTCGAAGCCCGCCAGCATTGCGACGCACGTGTCTTGCGTGCCGCAGGGCTCGCAGATCGTGACGATCACTGGGTCCATGATCGGTTTGGCCATGTCTTCGTCGGGACCCATGATCGCAGCGATGCCGGCGTGGCCAAGCACCATCGCCAAGCCGGTCTGTCGCTCGACTGCGCGCATATCGACGCCGAAGCGCTCGACCTTGACGCGCCAGAACAGGGGCAGCCCGCTGTCTCCGATCTTCTTCCCGCAGCGCGAGCACGTCGACACCGCGCGGAGTTCGGCTTCCTTCATGCGGGCTCCTTCGCTGCGCTGGGTGCCTGAGGGGCGGCGGGTTTCATGAAGACGAGCCAGTGGGTCATGCCGCTGCGGCCACTGATCTGCCCGAACAGTGGAGCGGCCGGTGCCAGGGGAAGCACCTCGGCCAGCTTGACCTGGGTTTCGTTCCACTTGAACACCAACACGCCCTCGGCGGCCAGGACGCGCCAGCACTCGGCAAACCCCTGCCGCAGGTCTTCGCGCCAGTCCTGGCCCAGCTTTCCATACTTCGCGGCCAGCCAGCTGCGAGGGCCAGCGCGCACAAGGTGCGGCGGATCGAAGGCGATCAGCTTAAAGCGGCCGTCGGGGTACGGCAGAGCGCGGAAGTCCATCAGGACATCCGGGTCGATGGTCAGCGTGCGCGTGCCGTCTTCGCGATGCGTGCGGTCGGTCACGGTGATCGTCTCGCGGCGCTGGTCACCGAAGATGGCGCGCGGGTCGGCCTTGTCGAGCCACATCATTCGGGTGCCGCTGCAGGGGTCGAGCACGATCGCCTCAGTCATTCGAGCCTCCCCGCGCACCCGGTGCCTGTGCTGCGATGACGGCGTCAATGGCTGCATCCAACGATTGCCCGCCGTACTGATGGGGCCGCGATGCGTTGTCCATCGCCGCGATCCACCACTCCTTCCGCATCGTCTTGCATTTGCTCCAGCGCGCCGCGTCCGCCTTGTCCGTATCTGCCTGGGGCTGGGTGCGGGTGTAGAGAGCTGCCACGGATCGCAGCAGCGCCATCAAGTCATCGTCGTCGAATCGATACTGTCCGTCATAGACGCCGTAGTCCGCATGCTCCAGCAGGGCCTTGATCTGCGAGTCCGTCACCGCCTCACTGGCGGGGAGAGTGGCCTGGGGTGGGGTGGCGAAGTCACCGTTGATGACACTGAGCCCAAAGTCGGTGAACTCGTAGCGATTCCCCGTGACACGGCGCACCAGCCCGATGGTGGCGAGCTTTTTCATCTTGGAAACCGGAACGTCGTAGTCCTGCCCATCCTCTGTGGTTTCGTAAAAGCGCCGAAGCGCCGCCATTTCATCGTCGAGGATGGCGAAAGGCAGCGCCGACGTCTCGCTGGGCGCCAGTGGCAGCGCCTGCTGCGGGGTGGCGGCCAGTGCGATCAGCTTGTCGGCGATGGTGAGGAGGTTGTTGCGCATGTGGTCCTCGCTCATGTGCGCGGCAGTGTGCGCGAACTGCGAGAGCGTCATCAGCGCCTCGCTGGGCGCCAGTGGAAGCGGAGCCCCGGCGATGGGTACGTGGGGTGCGGTCATTCGCGTCCTCCCTTGCGTGCCGTTGGCGCTTCTGCGCGGTCAAGTCGCTCGATTTCTGCGCAGACCAGAGCGCCTGCCTTAACCAGCTCGCGGCGGCGGTCATCGTTGGCCTTCGCTTCCCAGCCAGATGGCACGATGGCCTGACCGAACGTGTCGCCGTAGCCTGTCTCTGCCGCCGGCCAGTCGCGAGCAGCTGGGGGCATCGCGTAGTACGCGGCCAAAGCTGCAATCTCGCCCTGGACGTGCTCGTCGTCGTGCTCGTAGGTCCACCCCTTAGCGAGCATCTGCCGAACGCGTTCCGCTGCGACGTCCTGGACAGCGCGCGGCGTAAAGGCCGCTGCAGCTGGGGAGCGACGCGCTCCGGGATCGATGCCGAGCCGGGTGCGCAACTGCGAGACGTCCTCGTGTGGCCGTGCGTACCAGTCCTCGGCGACAGCGGCCTCGTAGCGCGCTGTGATTGCTGCGGCGATCGGATTGCTGGCCAGCCAGCGCGCATCGCCGTGCACCATGGTGCGCAGCCATTCGATGTGCTGGGCTTCCCATTGACGCGCCTCGCGCCAGGCGTGAAAGCGAGCGATTAACTTCTGGATCATGGTGAGGTCCTGTCGCGGTGGATGTGAGCGGCACGGATCGCGACCGCGTCGGCCAGGGCGTTATGGGGGCACTTCGACTCGCCGTCTAGGTCGCGGCGGATCTCGAGCGTGAGTGGAGGCGTCTCGAGGCGCTCGCCTGGCCCGGTGATCAGCAGCTGGCAGAAGTGCGTGATGTCGTCCGGCCAGTCCGCGACGATGTGAATGGCGGGGTAGCGCGCAAGCCAGGCGGCCAGCTTCTCCTGCACCGTTGCTCGCGGCAGCGCTGGTTTGCCGATGATCGGCATGACGTTCACCGCGACCCATGGCACAGGGTTCTCGCAGCCGAGCGACTCGTAGAAGGTGAGGCCCTGCTCGTCGACCAATGCGATCGAGATCAGTTCACCGCCCATGCCATTGAACTCGGTGTCGATCCAGAGGCGGGTGGGGTGGTAGACGGGCCAGAACCGTCGATCCGAATGCTCTGACTTGAGGGCGTCAACATGCCCTGAGGTGTGGATGAGGTTCATGGCCGTGCCTCCTTCGGGAACGGCCATGCCGCGCGCGGATCGAGTCCGGCTGGCTCTGGCCACAATGCGGCCGCGAGGCACTCCACGGCAGCGGGGGGCAGGGTCGCCGTGGAGCGGTCATCAAACACGATCCGCAACTGGCCATTGGAGAAAATTCGCGTGACCGCTCCTTCCAGCCCGTGCGTCGGCTCCTTTTCGTCAACTACGCGAATTCGGTCCGCGACTTGCATGATCCTCGCGGCAACCTCTCCAGCCGGCTCAGACGCCCCTGCTGGCTCAGCATCGAGTGCTTGCAGCGCGGCAGCGATGCTCGCGCTTGCCTCCTCGGGCGACGTCTTTGCCCGAGGCGCCCGCGCCGCAGGCTTCGATTTTTTTTCCACTCCCTTCGCACTTCCCTCCGCTTGCGCAGCCGGTTCGTCGCTGGCGGTAGCTTCCGCGCCTCGCTCGGCTCTGATCTCGGCTTGCACCTTCGCCTTGATCTCGTCGATGCTGATGTCCAATTGCAGCGCCAGATCGTCGATCGTCGGCGCCGAGTCATTGAAGACGTAGACGTCGTCCTCGTAGTCCCAGGACGCTGTGGCATCGCCCTGCAGCAGCACGAGGAGTAGGGTGTAGCCGACCTCGTTGTCATCAAGCGAGCGGACAGACGACAACACGATCTCCTCGCTGGGATATCGCTCGGGCAGGCCGATCACATCTGCGAACGTGCTCTCGCCGCATCGCTGGTCGGCCATCGAGATCTCGAGCAGCACGCGGCGCAGCAGGTTGGCGCTTAGCGTGCGGATCTCGCCCGCACGGATGCGAGGCTCGATGGCTGCGATGGCTGCGGCACGCCACCGCGTTTGGTATGCCTCTGCCAGGTCGCGCGCTGCCACCGCCGCTTCCCGTTCCTTCTGCTTCTGCGCCTGCTTGGCCATTGCAGCGTCGACCTTGCCGCCTTTGGCCTGGGCCTTTCCGCGGGCCTTCTCTGCCAGTGCGTCGGCAACGATCTCCTTCACCTCATTCGAGTGCGGGCTGACGAACAGCTTCACTTTGCCCTTGAGTTCGCGCTCGGGCAGGGCATCGCGCATCTCCTGGGTCAGTTCGCTGTAGCCCGTGATGGTGCCGTACCACTTATGCGGCTGCAGCTCCATCGCTTCCTTGCCTTCGATAACCTCCATGCCCTTCGCTCGCGCGACCGCGATCAAGGCTTCGGTGTGAGCCGTTTCCTTGCCGTGGAAGCATGGGGGATCGATACAGAGATCAGGGCCGTCGACGTCGGCGAAGAGATCCGGGTTCGCGCCGGTGCGCTTCGTGCAGGTGTTGCAGTCGCCGGCGGCCGGCAGCAGGCCGGCGTCGACGATGGAGAATTTCGCGGCCGACAGCTTCAGCATGACGTTCTGCTGCACCCAAGATTGCAGGGCCCGGTAGCTCAGCCGCGGCGAGCCCTGGTGGTCCTTCTCGTTCGCGGCCTCGAGCGCCTTGATCTGCAGCTTCTCGTCGGGGATGCGCGCGATGAGCAGTGCCTTGCTGCCATCGATGTCGCCGCGGCGCAGTGCCTCGCGCGGGCCGGCCGTGAGCTCGAGGAGCTTGAGCCGGCTGTAGACGTAGGCGCGGCTCTTGCCGATGCGATCGCCGACGGCTTCCTTGAGCAGGCCGGTCTCGTCGCACAGCCGCTGATAGCCCTCGGCCTCCTCGAGCTCGGTGAGGTCGTCGCGTTGCAGGTTCTCGACGATCTGGATCTCGAGCACGGCTGCGTCGCTCAGCTGCCGGATCATCGCGGGGATCGTCTTCTGCTGTGCGAGCTTGCTGGCTCGGTACCGACGCTCTCCCGACACGATCTCGTGCGTGGGCAGTGGGTTGCCATCGCCACGGTTGCGGAACGTGTCATCCAGGCGCGAAGGCGGCAGCGGTCGCACGAGGATGGGTTGGTGCACGCCGCTGGCCTTGATGCTCTCGACCAGGTCCTGCATCTTGGCTTCGTTGAAGGTCTTGCGCGGGTTGGTGAGGCTAGGCGCGACCAGAGCGAGATCGAGCATCGCGAACAGCTCGACTGCCGTATCGGCTTCGGGCTGTTCTGCAATCGCGGCGCCGTCGCCGGCGGAGAATTCTTTGAGAGACATGGGGTACTCCGAGGGTCAGGGCCGCGCGCGGCCGAGTGGGTTGAAGGGGGCTGGGATGGAATGGAGGGCACGGCTTAGCGCCTGGGCGGCCTTCTCGATCTCGTGGCCGAGGTCCAGCGCCTGGCACTTGAGTTCGTCTAGAGCCGCTGCGAGCGCTCGGGCATGGGCGGAGATGCGCTGCAGCTCGGCAGCTGTTTTGCTGGCGGACGGATCCGGCGCTGCGGCCACCTTGGCGGGTGCTGGCGCCACAGCTGGCGGCACGAACCCGGGCAGGGAGATCGCATGCTGGCCATTCACGTGCACGCGCTGAAGCACCTCCTTTTCGATCGGTGTGCTAAAGCTCGCGAGGACCTGCTTCAGCGGCAGGCCAAACTGATCGGAGATCTCGCGGTGCGTGAAGTACTTCGGCGCGCCTGGTGCGCGGAGAGCTGTCAATACGCGCGAGGGAACGCTGTTCGCCCGCGGCTGCCATTCCGCCGCGACACGGCCGGCCGGCGTGAGCTGGGCAGCAGGCGGGCGCTTGGCGGCGGCTTGCGGGGGCGCTGGTGGCGGTGCCGGCGCAACTCGGTGCATCAAGGCCACGGGCTGCCTTTCGCGCATGCTGGGCAGAGATACCCGCGCTCCACCAGGTGGGACCTGCGTGTCGCCCATCCGGCTCGGCAGAGCGAGGGCGTCGTAGGCGCCCGGCCGGGGCGAGCGCGTCGCCAACTCGGCGCCGGTGTAGACCTCGCGCGATGGCGACATGCGCGGGCCTGCGACAGTCGGCTTCGTCATGCCTTGCTCCTCGGAATTGCGTCCGCCCATGGGCAGTCCGGCTGGTGCGGCGCCCACGCCCCCACCGCGCACAGTCGGCACCCCGCGCAGTAGGCGAGCTCGTCGGCGTTGGGCCCGCGCCTGGCAGGCGACTTGCGGCGCTGTATCCGGCGATAGAACGCCATGCTGGCGACGATCCCGAAGGGTCCGCCTGCGAGGTAGGCTGCGACCTCGAGGCCGCTCGCGTCAGGGGCAAGCTTGAAGAGAACCAAGTTGCAGGCGCCGATCGCGAGGCTGTTGAAGAATGCTCCGACGTGATGGCCGTTGTTCACCAACTGGCTCTGCAGGCCCAGCGCAAACACGAGGCCGAACGTGCTGGCCAGGAGATAGACGGCGCTCAAGATTGCCTCTCCTGGCCGGCCGAGACGTAGGGCGGGCGGTACGCATCGTCGCGTGAGGCAAGGTGCTTCTTGATGGCGGAAGCATCGGCTGGATCGATTGCCGTGACCACGTTGATGGTCGGCGCGCCGCGGCCGATGTGCACGCGGTCGATGTTCACGCCGTCCATGGCGGAGCGAATCAGGACCTCTCGCCCAAGGGCGCGCTTCGCACGGTCCCGGATCTCTTGAGTCACGGCGAGGCCGAATTGCTCGACATGCAGAAGATCGAGTGCCAAGGCGACCAGCGGCACCTCGGCCGGGTCGTAGATAACTTCGGCGCCCCGCTTGAACGCGGTGCCGAGGAGCTCCATGGCCAGCCCTTGGGCTAAGGTGATGCCTACCCCTACGATGGGGCGGTCGGCGTCCGTGCGCACGCTGACGTGGCCATGCGGCAGGTCGACGATGGTGATGGTGATGGAGGCCATCTGGTCTTTCAGTGGGAGGGGGTGATCGCCACCGACAGCACATGCGGAAACACCGTCAGCATGTCGATCAAGGTGGTGCGGAAGGAGACGTGCGTGCCGCGCTTCAGGGCAGCGGCGGAGGCCTCCGCTTCTTTGCGCTTGTTCTCGGGAAACGCCTGCTCGACGTGAATGCGCCGGTGCAGAAGGTTCGAGCCGATCGGCGTCAGGTCGAGACAGAGCACGGGGCGGGTGTGCGTCCCGTCGGCATCGAGTTGGTTGCGGATCACCGCGTGACTTGCCATGCGGCCGTGGATCTCGATGACTAGGTCATCGCTGGCCTGCAGCGAGTTCGGCGCATCGTCGGGCGCGTCGAGCATGTCAGCCGGCACCGTCAGTGCAGACGTCTGTACTGCCGCGCTCACGAACCGACCCCCGGGATCTTCATGCCGGAGAGGCCGAGGGCGATGCCGGTCAGGGCGAACACGCTGACGACGAACATGGCGAGGAAGGCGCGCCAGACCCCCGCCATGCATGCGAGGCGGTCCGAGTTGTCCTCGGGCTGATCCACATAGTCCTGCTGCCCGCGCAGCACTTGCTCGGCGCGCACCGCCTCGTCATAGGCGCGGGCCAGGCTTTCTGCGACCCATGGGTCAAGGTCGGGCTTCATCGGCGAGCCCTCCGCGCTTCCATGCGTTCGTCCCACAGCGCCTGGTCTAGCCTGTCTTCGGCCTTGAATGCGAGTGCCTCGTCGCGGGCGAGGGCCGCCGCACGCGCCTCGGCGGCCGTGGGCGCCTCAGGGTTCGTCGCCGCGCCAAGGGCTGCGATAACGAAAGCCGCGATCACGCCGACCAACCAGCGGGTGATGAGCGCGTTGATCACGACGCACCACCAGTGGAAGCTATGACGGCGTCGGCTAGCTGAACAGCACGAGTGGCCAGCGCGGCAGCGACTTCGCCGTTTTTTTCGTCAAGGAGCTCGTATCCGATCGAGCTGATCATTGCCACGGCGATGCGCTGCGTCAGTTCTTGGCGCGCAGTTGGAGGCGGATCTTTCTTGGGGGTGGTTGCCATCTCTTCACTCCTGGCAGCGGGATTGCTGCGGAGTGAGTATCAGCGGCGCTTTTCATTGTGTCAACAGCGTCGCTGATTTTTAGTGGTTTTCGCGCTGATAGGTTTGACGCGGAGGCGCAAAAAAGCCCGCCGGAGCGGGCTTTGTGCCAGGTTGGCGGTGTTCTACTCGGCCCGACGGAGGAGTGGGGCGTTGTAACCGCTCTGCCCGTAGCCCGCCTGCCCCTGGCTGGGTTTGGTGGAAAGGGGTGCGTCAAATGTCAGCATCCCGAAACGTTCAATGCAAACCTTGGAAGAGATCTGTTCTGTATCGAAGTTGAGCAATTTCGCATACGTGGAGCGTGTCACTTTGAATTGCCCGTTGTCTTCGATGTCAGCAACGATGTACTGAAACGCACCGGCTATCACATCAATTCGATAGCCCGTTGCTCGCTTTACTTGCCGAACGTGCGTCGCCATGGCCATGCTTTGGGAGCCTAGAAACCCGTCGAATACGCAGTCTACGAACTGCGCCTGCTCGCCTTGACGAAAGGTGCCCGCTTGAATTGTTTCAAACGAGCCCGGCTTGGCGGCAGTTGTCGGAGCGGTGCCGCATGCAGAAATTACTAGGCACGCACTCAAAGTTAGCAGGAATTTCACTACGAGCCTTTCAATCCGCGGGGCAGGGGGCGCCGTGCGGTAACGTTCTTGAGGGGGGCTGATCGGGTGTAGCCTACATCGCCTGCATCCACGAGGCGATCTGTCACCGTATTCAAGCCCTGCAGAAGGGTGTAAGCCGCAAACTGGAGGCGGTCAGCGAAGCTGCCATGAATGCCATAGTTTGTCTTGCCGTCCGGGCCCTCCCAGAAGTAAATTAGGCCCTTCATATTGCCCGAACGCTCGGCTTGGCTCAGATTCGCCACCAAGTCCGCAAAGCTATCGCTTCTTTCCCGCGTCGGGAAGTTGAAAATTCGTCCCATCGTTTCGCATTCCTTCGTTGTCAAATTGGCCGGTCAAGCCGGTTACTGAATGTGACGGAATGTGAATAGGAGATGGGTTGATTTTCAAAAGTTCGGCGAAAGCTTGGGCAATATCGTTGATTTGTTCCGGATGAAGCGCAAGTCTTCGGAACAGTGGTTCCACCTGCTCGCGTTTTATGTCAGGCAGTGGGCGAACTAGATCTGCAAGAACCCTCAGGGCTGCGATGGGTTCGAGTAAAGGGGGCAGCAGCTCTTTTGCTAAGCGCGGGCTGAAGTCGCTGATGTCGCACTGCAGGCCAGTCGCGAAGCCCTTGGCGGCCTTGAGGCTCAGCGCTGAGGTGCCCGCCAAGAAATTGCCGACTGCGCCTTGGCTTCCGATGCCGTACTTCAGCGCGAACGCCGCTTGAGACATCGTCTTCTTCTTGTCCCAGATGGCAGAGAGCGCCGCGGCTTCGGCGCGGTGCTCATCTGTGATCGTCGCCTTGCGAGAGTTGGGCATCTGCGGATTATCAGGCGCGCTTTTAATCAAGTGGATCAGCGGGACTGTTGACGTAACGAAAAGCGCCGCTGATAATCAGCGGCATGCACAACCTGAAATCCATTCGTGATCGTCTCGGAGTAACCCAGCAGGTCCTGGCCGGCGGCATCGGCTGTACGCAGGGGAACGTAGCGAACCTTGAGGCGGGCCAAGCGCTTCGCCCAGAGCTCGCTCAAAAACTCGTGGCTTTTGCGAAAGAACGCGGCATCGAACTGACCTTCGACGACGTGTACTGCCAAGCGGAAGCTAAGGCGGTCTAGGTGTTTTTTTGTCATGGCAGCAGTTTCAACGCGTTTGGTGATTGCGGGCTATGGCGCTCTTTGTCTCCCATAGATATGAACATTCTTGACACAGTGCGCCGAATGGCGCGTGGTTATCCCGGCGGGACCGACGCCGTCGCACTTCGGTTGGGGAAATCCGCGTCGACATTCGAAAAGGAATTGCGAGGAGCTCCAGGCTTCAAGCTCGGCGCCGAGGACGCGGCCGACGTTTCTGCCATGTGCATGGATGTTCAAACCGAGAACGCGATGGCCTACGCGACCGCGATTGCTGTCCGCACCGGCTGCATGCTCGTACCACTGCCGATTGGCATCGATGTGAATGCCGATGAGTGCATGCGCGCTGCGGCCGAAACGTCCCGCGAAGCGGCCGAGCTGATCGCTGAGGTGCTGGGCTCATTGGCGGATGGCAATGTCAGCGACAACGAGCTGGCACGTGTAGATCGGGCGAGCGGGGAGCTGGTGGCGGCAATGCAGGCAATGCGGCGCGTCATGGCAGAGCGCAATAAAGCCAGCAAGCCACCGGTGCTCGAATGAGCCTCGAGGCTCCTCTGCGCCAGGAGCCGCAGGTCGCGGCCCTGGCGTCTAACTCTGCGTCGCGCATCGAATGAGCGAGGCGCCTGAGTTCCCCGTGGTGGCTGCGCCCTTGTGGGCAGCGATCCCTCAATCGCTGGCCGCCAGGCAGCAATGGGTGCTGTGGAAGTTCGAACACAAAGAGGGGGCGAAGAAGCCGCAGAAGATGCCCTATTACGTGGGGGGCGGCAAGCGCGCTGGAGAGCAGGGCAGCGATCGCGATCGCCAGCGGCTAGCAACCCTGCCCGTCGTACGAAAGCGCTTTGAGGCTGGCGGTTGGACCGGCGTCGGTCTCGCTTTCCTCCCCGACGATGGCTTGATCGGCATTGACCTGGATGGTCAGCAAGAGCCCGACGGTAGTTGGTCAGACCGATGCAAGAACATCGTCGGCGCCTGCGACAGCTTCACCGAGATCTCGCCGAGCGGGAAGGGCGTGCACATCATCGTCGAAGGATCGACGAAGACGAACAAGGACAACGGCATCGGCGTCGAGGTCTTCTGCGGCAGCCAGTACTTCACGATCACCGCCAATCGTTTCCCCAACACTCCCGCTGAGGTGCAGGCGATCGACGAGATCGCGTTGAGACGTCTGCACAAGACGATCGACGACGCCAAGGCCGCGGCGAAGGCTGCCAAACAAGCACCTCCAAAGCCTTCGCGAACTCTACCTGCCGCGCAGCCAGCTGGTGATGGCGTGGACGACTTTCAGCGAGTCAAGGAAGCCGCGATGGCGAACTTCGGCGCGTGGGTGCCGGTGCTGTTCCCGAGTGCGGTCGCTGTCGGGTCGAAGTACCGCATCACCTCCAAGTCGCTCGGTCGAGATCTGCAGGAAGATCTGTCGATCGCGCCTGAAGGCATTTGCGACTTCGGCGTGGCCGACATGGGCGACCCTAAACAGGGCGCGCGCACACCGATCGACCTGGTGATGGAGTGGCTCCCGGCAGAGAAGCCAGCCGATGCATTGAAGTGGCTCGCCCCGCTTGTCGGCGTCGAGCTCACCAAGCCCAAGCGGGCAAGCAAAAATCGCGACCTTGAGGCTCGCGCTGGCGGGCAGGGGGGCGGGCGTGAGGGGCCTCCTCCAGGCGGCGCTGTGCCGCCGTTGGACGACGACGATGGCGAGGCCTACGACAACGTCATGTCGAAGCTGGTGAAGGGCCGAGGGGGCCGGCCAGACGACTGTCGCGAGAACGTGCTGTACTGCATGCTCAACGATCCGGCCCTGCGCGGCCTGATCAAGAAGAACGACTTCAGCCAGCTCCTCGAGCGTAGCAAGGACGCGCCCTGGGGGCGCCCTGCAGGCGAGTGGGACGACGAAGACGACCTGATGCTGGGCGAGTACCTGCTCCGGCGATTCGGCCTCGGCATCAAGGGCAAGGGCACCCTGCGTGATGGCGTGCTGATGGCCGCGCGCCTCAGCAAGTACAACCCGATCGTCGACTGGATCCATGCCGAGAAATGGGACGGCGTCCCCCGCATCGACCACTGGCTTGCTGACGTCTTCGAGGTCGAGGACCGACCGTACACGCGGCTGATCGGCCGCTGCTTCATGATGGGCCTGGTCAAGCGCGCGATCCAGCCAGGCTGCAAGTTCGACTACATGCTGATCCTGAAGGGTGAGCAGGGCTTGTCGAAGTCCGGCGCCTTCCGCGCGTTGGCCTACCCGTACTTCACCGACAACGCGATCCGCATCGGCGACAAGGACAGCCAGATGGCCATGCAGCTCGCCTGGATCGTCGAGTCGGCCGAGCTGGAGTCGCTGAACAAGTCGGAGACGACGCTGATCAAGCAGTTCCTCTCAGCCCAGGAGGACTGGTACCGGCCGCCTTATGGCTCGCAGATGGTCAAGCAGCCGCGGCACAGCGTCAACGTCGGCACGACCAACGCCGACACCTTCCTCAAGGACGCCACGGGTGACCGACGCTTCTGGCCGCTCGAGGTCAAGGTGGTGCATCTCGACATCCTGACGCAGCAGCGCGCGCAGCTACTGGCCGAGGCGCTGCATCGGCTCAACGAGGGCGAGCAGTACTGGCCCACCAGGCAGGAAGAGAAGGACCTGGTGTTCCCAGAGCAAGAGCCCTTCAAGCGCTCGGATCCGTGGGAGGACAACCTCGACGAGTATGTCAATGCCGACCACGGCACGCTGCCGGCCGACGTGCCTCGTCGCGACCGTGAATTCTTCCCCAGCACCGAGCTCTACGACAAGGCGCTCAACATCAAGGCGGACCGTATCGACGGCAACGGCCAGATGGATACCCGGATCGTCAACTGCATGCGGCAGCTGGGCTTTAAGCGGCACCGCGAGACCACTGGCAAGCGCCGGCGGGGCTACCTGCGCCTGCCGCCCGCAACACCCGTCCAGGCGCCCGCGCAAGCCGGTGTGCCGCCCGACAACCACGAGGAGGGCGATGACCTCCCGTTCTGACATCAACGCGCGCCTGGCTGGATGCCACGCGGATCGGTCTCGCCCCGTGCATGCGTCTGCGCGCACGGTCCTGACGCCACCGCCGTCCACCCTCGTCCACCCTCCGTCCATGGGGGGGTGGACGGCGCAAGCCGTTGATTCCATTGCGTTATTTGCAATCGGTCCAGCCGTCCACCCTCCGCCTCGATTTCCTTCACACGTAGGTGCGTGCGCAGACAGGCGGGCGCGTGTCCGCGCGCGCTCGCGGGCGCAGCTCACCCACACCTGTTGGTCGGGTTGGACGGCTGGACCAACTCAACAGCCATGCGGGTTTCAGCCGTCCACCCTCCGTCCAGCAGGCCCAATCGAAAGGACCGATCCGATGAATCAGCCAGCAAAGCAGCCCGGCATGCGTGAGCGCATGCCTGATACGGCGCAGTGGATCGATGCGCGTCGCCTCGAGTGGGGCAAGGCCCACGTGGACGACTGCCTGCGCCGGGCTACCGTTGACAAAGAGCCCGGGCATTTCTATGCCATCGAGCGTGGCCACGTCGCCGGCACGCCGTTCGCAGCCGACCACGAGGTCGCAGAGCTGCAGCGCTATGCCGTGCTGCATGCGTGCACCTTCGCCGCATTCATGCGGGAGCCGGTGCCAGTGCAGACGTCTGCACAAGGGGGCGGCCATGCGAATTGACGTGCGCGACAACTTTCCCGCAGCGCAGGCCGCAATGCGCGCGAATGGCAAACAGGCACGCTTCGCCACGGCGGTAGCCCTCACGCGCACCGGCTCTGACGTGCGTGCAGAAGTGAAGGTTGGCATGCAGACCCGCTTCGATCGGCCGACGGCGTTCACGCTGAACTCCCTGTTCCTCAAGCCGGCGACGAGGGAGGACCTGACGGCGCGCGTCTGGGTGAAGGACAGCGAGCGGCCCAGTCACTATCTGCTGCCTCAGATCATGGGCGGTGCCCGACAGCAAAAGCGCTTCGAGCAGCTGCTCGTGCAGCGTGGCGTGATGCGCGCGGGTGAGCGCGCTGTGCCTGGTGCGGGCGCCATCATCGACAGCCACGGCAACATGGCACGCAGCCAGATCACCAAGATCCTCAGCCAGCTGCAGGCCTTCAACATGGCTGGCTTCGACGCCAACGCGACGAACAGCAAGCGCAGCGTTTCCAAGCGGAAGCGCGAGGCCTTCTTCTTCAGCACCGGGCCTGGCACCCATCCCTACGGCCGCCGCTCTTGGAAGCGAGGGCGCATGAAGCAGCACCTGGCGCGCGGCATTTGGTCGCGCATCTCGTTCGGTGCGATGTCGTCTGCAGTGCTGCCGGTGCTGCTGTTCGTCGACCGGGCGGCCTACAGCAAGCGTCTGCCCTTTGAGGAAATCTCCCAACGCACCATCGCGCGCGTGTTCCCGGGGCACTTCGATCGAGAGATGGCGAAGGCTTTGGCCACGGCCAAGCCGGTCAGGGGGGCCGCTTGATGGCTCGCTTGTGGACACAGCTCAAGCGCTGGGCATGCGCCCATCACTGCTACATCGAGGACATCAGAAGGGTCTCGCCGGGCAGTGTGCGGTGCGTCTGCGCCAAGTGCGGGCATACCCTCGACGCGCCCTACGGTATCGCGCTCAAAGCCCGCCTGATGCAGCGGTCAGGGACCGCTCGATGACGCGCCCGTCCCTTCGTCGCCCTGTCGGACGCTCCTGGGGGGTGGCATCGGCGGCAAAACGCCTGTTTTGTTGCGTCAAAGCGACGTTTCTGCCGCCTTGCACCGTTTTGGTGCGATTTCGACCCCCCTGTCAAGGGTCCTCCCGGCAAGGCCTCGATACGGGTAATTCGGGGCGCGTTCATTTTCTAGTTCACCCACTTTGCATAGGGTAAGTAAGCATGTCGATCAAGGGTCAGGAACAGATCGCGGCGCTCTTCGGCGTGTCGCCCAAGACCATCACGGAGTGGCAAGTGATCGGCTTTCCCGTGGCGGTCCAGGGCGGGCCCGGCGTCGCGAGCGAGTACGACGCGCCGTCGTGCATCGCCTGGCTCGTGGATCGCGAAGTGCGCAAGGTGCGCGCGGAATCGCCGAAGGACCGGGTGTTGCGGCTACAGGGCGACAAAATCGAACAAGAGATGCTGCGCGAGCGTGGCTTGCTCATCCCTGCGGATCAGATCGAACCGCTGTGGGCGAGCGCGGTGCTGGCCGCTCGCGAGTTCCTCCGCGGCGAGCCGCCGCGGCTGGCGTCCCTGTCGATAGGACTCGACAAGCCTGCGGTCGAACAGCTGCTGCGCGCAACCTTTGATGATTGCCTGAAGCGGCTGTCTGACTGGCGCGCACCAGGCGATGACGACGATGACGACCCCGAAGCAGATCGCGGCGACGAAGAGGATGAAGGCTCGTGAGATACGGCCCATCGTTGCCCCACAACCCCGACGCTTGGGCAGGGCAGGCGCTGCGCGCGATGTTCGCGCGCGTGTGGCGCAGGCTCAAGCCGCCGCCCCGCATCGATGGCGCGCAGTGGTCGACCAAGTACCGCGTGCTGAGCAACGAAGAGTCGGCGCTCAAAGGCCGCTTCAGTTGGGCCGTTTCGCCCGCGCTTCGCGAGATCGCTGCGATGGCCACCCAGCCATCGGTGCGAAAGATCGTTGTGCAGAAGAGCGCGCAGGTCGGCTACACCGCAGGCATCGTCTGCAACATCATCGGCTACCACATCCACTATCGGCCGAGCGTCATCGTTGCCGCGTTCCCGCGCACCATGGCGGCCAAGGACTTCGCCGCCGAGAAGCTCGACCCCATGATTCTGAGCACCAAGGTGCTGAGCCGACGGATCATGATCAAGAGCCGGTCCCAAGGCAACAGCACGCTGCGCAAGCGGTTCGCGGGCGGCCTGATCAAGCTGGTCGGCACCAACAGCCCGAGCGACGTGAAGTCCACCAGCGCGCGCCTGGTCATCGTCGAGGAGCCTGACGACGCGGCGTCTGATGTGCGCGGGCAGGGCAGCTCGGTCAAGCTGCTCGAGGAGCGCGCCAAGACCTATCCCGATCACCTGATCCTGATCGGCGGAACGCCCACCGCGAAAGACGCGAGCGTAGTCGAGGACGAGATGCGGAAGACCGACAAGCGGTACTTCCATGTCCCCTGCCACGGGTGCGGCGATAGCCATGTGCCCGCCTGGGAGAACGTCACCATTCCCGAGGACCTCGACGCTCCATTGCACGAAGTCTATGGTCGCCATCAGCACGCCCGAGCCTTCTACGCATGCCCGCATTGCGGGGAGCTCTGGTCAGAGGAACAGCGGATCGCCAACATCCGGAGAGCCGAGCGCGATGGTGGCGGGTGGGTCGCAACGCAGGCGAGCGAGACGCCGGGCTACTACCTGAACGAGCTGCTCAGCACTTTCGACGGCTCGCGCGTGCCGGTCCTGGCCCGCAAGTATCTCGAGGCGAAAGCGAACCTCGACAAGGGCGATGCGGGCGACATGATCGCCTTCACCAACAGCACGCTGGGATTGACTTGGGAGTACCGGGGCGAGCTGCCCGAGGAAGAGACCCTGCGCGCGCGCGCCATGAAATACGCCGAATGGTCGTGCCCCGTCGGCGGCCTGGTGCCATTGATGACGGTCGACGTGCAGCATGACCGCCTGGCCGTCACCGTCTGGGTTGTCGGCCGCGGCGAAGAGATGTGGCTTGCCTACTGGGGCGAGCTCTTCGGCAAAACGGTGGTGGCGCACGATGGCGCGTGGATTGAGCTCGAGCAGTACATGGCCAGGCGTGTGCGGCACTCGACGGGCGCGGGTCTGCCGATGACTGCCGTAGCGATCGACAGCTCGGATGGTCAGACGAGCGATGCTGTGTACGCGTTCGTGCGCAAGCATGACCGCAGCAACCGCCACGTCTACGCGATCAAGGGCGCCCCTGACGCGGTCGGCCGCGTCGAGATCTGGTCGCCGCCGAAGAAGATCGATCCGAACGTCCGCTCGACGAAAGCGGCCCGCGCCGGTATCAGCATCAGCATCATCGGTACAGCCAAGGCGAAGGACCTGATCCTGGGCTGGTCTGAACAGGCAGGTCGGGTCCGCCTCGAGGGCGAGGGCCCGGCGCGCATGCATTGGTATGAAGGTGTGCGGGACGACTTCTACGAGCAGCTCCTCAGCGAAATCAAGATCCCTGGCCGCGTGAACAAGAACGTGCGCGAATGGAAGCCGCGCACCGATCGCCGCAACGAGGCGCTCGATTGCACCGTCTACGCCGTGTGGCTCTCTCGGGCTCTTCGGCTTCATCTACGCAAGCCTGCCCAGTGGGACATGGCAGAGAGCCAGGTCCGCCAGGCGCCGCTGTTGGAAGAGGGCGATGATGGGGTCTACAGCCCTCCGAGCACGACGTCCGGCACATCAGCAGACCAGCCGGCCGCAGCCCCTTCTCAGCAGCCTTCCCCGCCATCCCAGCCTCCGGCGTCGCAAGTGCCAGTGCGGCCAACCCCTCTCGCGCGCCCGCACGCTGTGCCGCGCGCTCCTAGTTCTTTTGCCTCCGACGATTGGAGTGACCGCCTGTGAACAAGCCCCAAAACAACATGACCCTCGGGCAGACCGAGGACGCTGCAGTGCAGCTTGAGAACGAGTTCACGAGCATCGTCCGGGAGGAGATCGGGATGCACGAGGGCATGGCCGCGATGTTCGCGCAAGCCCTGGTGCGCGGTCTGCGCCGCAAGCTCGGTGGCCAGGACATCTACGTGCCAGCGCCTGACCGCTCCGAGCGCGACGCCGCGATCCGTCGGCTGTTCGATGGCAGCAACCTCGCCGATGTGATGCGAACGCATAACGTCAGCCGCAGCACGGTCTATCGCGTCACCGGCCGGCGCGACCCGCAGTCGGTGCGCATCGGTATGGGGTCTGCAAAAAGTCCCATTTCACCCCTTTGAATGGGACGCGACCGTGCGTAGCTTCCAGCCATGACCAACGCCCAAATCATGCTCACCAAATACCTCGAAGCCGAGGTAGCCGTTCTCAGCGGTAGGTCCATCTCTTTCAACGGGCGGACGCTCACAAACGAGGACCTCAGTGAGATCCGCAAGGGTCGAAAGGAATGGGAGAGCCGTGTAGCCAGCGAAAGCGGCGTGGGCTGTGGCATCGGCGGTCTGTCTTACTCGGTGGCCCGATTCGACGGCGAGCGGGGCTGAACATGAACATCATCGACCGACTCGTAGCCCAGCTCGATCCAGTGCGCGGCTTGAAGCGCGCACAGCACCGCCAGGCACTGGCCTTCTACGAAGGCGCGAAGCCGACGAAGCAGCGAATGCGTCGCACTGACAACAGCAGCGCGAACACTCTCGTCGGTGCGAGCGCGGCGCAGTTGCGCGCTCATGCGCGTTTCCTGGAACGGAACCACGACATCTCCCGTGGCGCGCTTCGTGTCATGGTCAACAACATCGTCGGCGCTGCCGGCATCGGCGTCGAGCCGATACCGCGTCGGCTCGACGGCACCATCCATACCGAGTACGCAACCGCGCTTCGTGCGGCCTATAAGGCCAGGCAGAAGGCGCCCGAGGTCACCGGCCGGTACCGCGGACCGCTTGCCCAGCGGCTGATGGCATACACCTGGCTACGCGATGGCGAGTGCTTTGCCCAGCAGCTGATCGGCCCGGTGCCATTCTTGGAGCATGGCTCGGCGGTGCCCTATTCGCTGGAGATCTTCGAGCCCGACTTCGTACCGATGGACTATGACGACCTTTCGAAGGGGATCCGGCAGGGCATTCAGGCCAACTCATGGGGGAAGGCGACAGGCTACTGGGTGCACAAGACCGATCCGCGCGAGATGCTCAACTTCGCTGACTCGTCGAACCTCAAGATGATCCCGGCGAATCGCATGCTCCACATGGCCACGCTCGATCGCCTGCATCAGCGTCGTGGCGTGTCGGAATTCGCGAGCGTTCTCACGCGCCTCGAGGATCTCAAAGACTACGAAGAGAGCGAGCGCATCGCCGCCAAGATCGCCGCATCGCTCACGGCCTACGTGAAGCGTGTTGACAAGGAGGCCGGCTACTCGCCAAACGTCGATGCGACAGGCCGGCCAATCCCGCGAGACCTTCGGATGCAGCCGGGAATGATCATCGACTCGCTCGAGGTGAATGAGGAGATCGGGATGATCGACAGCAACCGCCCGAATCCGAATCTCGTCACCTGGCGCCAGGGCCAGCTCAAGGCGTTCGCTGCCGGCATCGGAGCGAGCTACTCGAGCGTCAGCCGCGACTACGACGGGACGTACAGCGCGCAGCGGCAAGAGCTGGTCGAGCAGTGGGTGCACTACGCGGTGCTGGCTGACGAGTTCGTCGGCATGTTCGTGCAGCCCGACTATGAAACGTTCGTTCAAGTTGCGCACCTGAGCGGCGTGGTGCCGACACCCAGCGACGTGATGCCCGGCACGGCCGACGACGCGCTCTACATCGGCCAGAGCATGCCGTGGATTGACCCGGTGAAGGAGGCCAATGCGTGGGAGTCCCTTGTTAAGGCCGGCTTTGCAAGCGAGACCGAGGTGATCCGCAAACGCGGCGGGAACCCGCGCGACGTGCTCGACCAGGTCGAGACTTTCCGCGACGATGCGGCGAAGCGCGGCCTGGTGTTTTCCAGCAACGCAGCGAACGTGCCCGGCGCACCGATCGCAGGGGCGCCAATCCCCGCTGACGTTGACGAGGACGCTTCGAAATAGTCCCATTTCTTCCCTAGAAACGGGACAACCTTTTCCAGACACTGAGGCCTCTCAATCGAGGACCTCAGTTCATGAAGCAATCAACCTGGTACGCCATCCGCCGCAAGACAGCAATGGCGGCCGCCGTGGTGGGCGCGCTCGCTGCAGCCGAGATCTACATCTACGGTGACATCGGCGAGAGCTGGTACGAAGAGACGACCTCGGCCGCCACCTTCGTTCGCGAGCTGCAGGAACTCGACGTCGAGGCGATCACGATCCGGGTGAACAGCATGGGCGGCTCGGTGCCCGACGGCTTCGCCATCTACAACGCGATCCGTCGCCATAAGGCCACCGTCACCATCGAGGTCGACGGCGTCGCCTTCTCGATCGCCAGCCTGATCGCCATGGCCGGCGACAAGGTGCACATGGCCAGCAACGCAATGCTGATGGTGCATGCCCCGTGGCAGTACGCGGCTGGCAACAGCGTCGAGCTCCGCGACCTTGCTGACCAGCTCGACACCTGGGCTGCGGCGATGTCCACCAGCTACGCCGCACGTACCGGCGACCAGGCCGGAATGCTCGCGTTGCTGACCGACGGCAAAGACCATTTCTACACGGCCGAGGAAGCCCTCGCCATGAAGTTCATCGACGGCATCACCGATGCGATGCCTGTCTCGGCAAGCGCCTCGGCAATGCCGCTCAATCGTTACCGCTCGCTGCCGGCAAACGTGCCGGCAGCGGGTCCATCCGCGGCAGCTGCCGCAATTTCCGCTGAAGAGGAATCTATGAAGACACTCCGTACCCCCCTGCTGCTGTCCGCCGTCGGCGCTGCAGCAGCCGGCGCGGGCGGCGGCGGAACCGCCGCTCCCGCCGTTTCGGCCGCTCCCATTGCCGCTGCCGTCGACCAGGCGTCGATCCTGGCGGCCGACAAGGTCCGTCGAGATGGCATCCGCGCCAGCTTCGCACCGTTCGCGTCGCGTCCCGGTGTCGACACGCTGCGCATCGCTTGCGAAGACGATCACGGCATGACGGTGCAAGCCGCTGGCCAGAAGTTGCTCGCCGAGCTCGCCAAGGGTTCGACGCCGGTGGCAGGCGCCCACGTCATCACGATGGACGACGAGGCCGACAAGCAGAAGCGCGGCGCCACGCAGGCGCTGCTGGCCCGCGCCGGTTACGAAAAGATCGAGGGCGCGAACCCGTATCGCGGCTACACCTTGGCCGAGATGGCTCGCGCCAGCCTGACCCGTGCCGGCTTCCGCAGCGAGGGCATGGACAAGATGCAGTTCGTCGGTGCCGCCTTCACGCACAGCACGAGCGACTTCCCGCTGCTGCTGGCCAACGTCGCGAGCAAGGCGCTGATGAAGGGCTACCTCGAAGCCGAAGAGACCTTCCAGCTCTGGACCCGCGCCGGCAGCCTGCCCGACTTCAAGCCGGGCAACCGCGTCGACCTGAACGCGTTCCCAAGCCTGCGCAAGGTGGCCGAGGGAGCCGAGTACAAGTACGCGACGATGGGCGAGCGCGGCAACACCGTGGTGCTCGCCACCTACGGCGAGCTCTTCAGCATCACGCGCCAGGCCATCATCAACGACGACCTCGACGCCTTCACGCGCGTTCCGCGCCTGATGGGCCGTGCTGCTATCCGTACCGTGGGCGACCTGGTGTACGCGATCCTGACGGCCAACCCGCCCATGCCCGATGGCAAGACGTTGTTCCACGCGGATCACGGCAACCTGCTGGCCGCTTCCGGCATCAACACTGCCAGCGTCGACGCAATGCAGTCGGCCATGGCGCTGCAAAAGCAGGGCGCCACGGCGCTCAACATCGGCACGAAGTACCTGATCGTGCCGCGAGCGCTCAAGGGCATCGCCAACGTGGTCCGCGCCAGCGAGTTCGAAGTGGGTGCAGCAGCCCGGAACAACTCCGTACCGAATAGCGTGCGCGAGACGTTCGATGTGATCTCCGACGCCCGTCTGGACGCCGCGTCGACGACGGCCTGGTACGGCGCTGCCGACCAAAACAGTGCCGACACGATCGAGGTGAACTACCTCGACGGCAACGACCAACCGTACCTCGAACAGAAGAACGGCTGGAACGTCGACGGCACCGAGTTCAAGGTGCGCATCGATGCCGGCGTGTCGCCGCTCGACTGGCGCACCCTGGCCAAGAATCCCGGCCCGGCCTAACTCGTACGGGCGGACTGCGAGTCCGCCTTGTTCCCCTATCTGTCACACATCCTGAGGAATTCACCATGAAGAACTTCATCCAAGAGGGCGCCGTCCTCGACTACTCGCCGGCCGGCGCGGTGGCAGGCGGCGCCGTCGTCGTCATGGGCGTGCGCGTCGGTGTCGTCGTCGCCGACATTCCCGCCGGCGGCCTCGGCGCCGTGCGCGTCAAGGGCGTCGTCGAGCTCGCCAAGGTCGCCGCCGACACTCCTGCGCAGGGCGCGCTGCTGTACTGGGACGCCGCCAACAGCCGGCTGACCACCACGGCCGCCGGCAGCGTACTGGCCGGCTACGCGGCGAAGGCCGCCGGCAACGGCGCCACGACCGTCTGGCTGCACCTCAACGCCTGAGCATCCTGTGCTCGCCGGCTACGCGCTCCTCGAAGCCCGCGCCAACGCTGCGGTGGTCGCATCCCTCTCCAACAGGCTTGTGACCTTCGGAGCGTTTGCCTTCACGGCAATCTTCGAGGATGCCGGAACGGTGGCGCTCAGCGGCCTGGTCGAGACGGTCGAGCCTCGGCTGATGGGCGTGACCGATGTAGCCCGCGCCGCGCTCCCACACGATGCGTTGCTGACGATCGTGCATCCGGTGTCCCTTGCGGCCGTGCAACTGAAGTTCGTCAGGTCTGAGCCCGATGGCTCGGGCTTCCACACCCTTTATCTGCGGAAACCATGAGCATGTCTCACGTGCAGCAGCAGATTCTGGATGAGCTGGAAGCCGTGCTGAAGGCGGCGGCAACGGACGCGGGACTGCATGTCTTTCTTGACCGGGCAGATCCGCTGCGCCCCGACCTGTTGCCCGCACTGCTCATTGCTGAAGCACCTCAGGGCGAGGAGATCGACGCGCAGACGGTGCGCGGTCTCGAACAGCGGATCTACAGCGTGCTGATCACATGCGTAGTCGCGGACGAAGGCGACTCCGCCCGGCTGGCTCGTGAGCTCGGGCGGCAGGTCGAGACCGCGCTGACGTCGCGCACTGCCCAGCTTCCCAAGGCGGGCAGGGCGCAGATCGCAGCAGCTCGTATGACTTCGGACAGCGATGGCGACTGCAACATGGCCCAGCGCGAGCAGCTCTGGCGCTTCACCTATTCCACCCGGCGCGGTGCGCCGGGCGACCCCTTGTAACTGGAGCTTCTCATGTCCATCCAAATCTGGTCTGACGTCGACGTCGACGTTCAAAGCGTCGCCGCAGCAGCGAAACCAATCACTGCCATCACCAAGGCCAATCCGGCGGTGGCCACCGTTGAAGATCACGACCTGATCGCCGGCGAAGTCGTTCTGCTCCGCGTAAAGGGGCTGGGCGAGCTCGACTATGCGGTGGCGCGAGTCGGCGCGGTCACCGCCGATACCCTCGTTCTGCTTGGCATCGACACCACTGACTTCAGTGGCGCCTTCGTTTCTGGCTCCGTGTCGAAGATCACCTTCGGCTTCAGCGCCGAGACGATCACGGACGTGACGCCCAGCGGTGGCGAGGCCGCCAAGGTCGCCATCACGACCATCCACAAGCGGCCCGACTTCAACGCGATCGGGAAGGAAACCCCGCTGTCGTACGCGCTCGGTTCGCTGTGGGACATCGAGGACCCAGCCCTGATCGCGTTCAAGGCCGCTTCTCGCGCGAAGAAGATCATTGCCGTCCGATTCGGGTTTCCGGACGGCACGCAGATCCTCTTTGCGAGCCTGCCCAGCACCAAGCTCGCACCTGGTGGTGCGGCTGGCGCCGCAGTGACCACGCCGGTCAGCCTGGAAGTGCGTGGCTTGCTGACCGCCTACCCGGGAGCTTGACCATGGCTGTTTCACGCGATGACGTGAGCGTCCCAGAGCTGCCCGAAGAGGAGGTCCCTTTCCCGCCTTTCAAGGGCGATGTCCTGGTGCGCGGCCTCCTCATGTCCCGGCGCCTTGCCAATGATCGGCTGCACGTCGCGGCGCTGAAGCCCCTCGATGGCGAGAACGAAGAGCAGGCACATGCGCGGGCCGGCAGCCAGATCGTCACCCGGATGCTGCACCACTCCGTAGTGGATGTCGACGGCACGCCGCTGTGCAGCGAAGAAGAGTGGGATCGCCTCGGTGCGCTGCATCGAACCGACGTCTTCCGCGTCTTCAACGTCGCAATGCGGCTCTCGGGTCATGACCTGGAACTTGCGACAAAAAACTGATTGCCCAGCCCACGCTGCGATTCGCTCACGAATTGGCGCTGGAGCTGGGCTGGAGTGTTCATGAGCTGGGCGAGCGGATGTCCGCTGAGGAGTTTGGTCAATGGCAGGTCATGTTTGCGAGGGAGGAGCTGACAGCGCGTGCGCGGCACTTCCGCCATGCGCAGCAGCTGGCTGCTCTGATGCAGGGCGCCAGCACGCGGCGCGACCATGCACCGTGGGTAGCAGCCCACTTCCTTGGCCCAGACCCATGGGCGCCCCCACCGCCGCCAGTCCCAGCCGCCAATTCGAGCGCCAGCATTCTGAAGCAGGTGAAGGTGCTCAATCGACGTCTGCGGAGGTGAACGCGTGAGCACAAAAGCAGAAATCGTCCTCGCCGCGACCGACCGATCGGCCGCGGCGTTTGCGGCGGTCAGCCGGCACTTCGATAACCTGCAGGCCAAGGCGAAAGCGATAAAGGGCGGTCTGGCGGGCGTCGGATCTGCTCTCGGCGCAGGCTTGGTCGTTGCGCAAGGGCGCGGCCTGATCGACATGCTCGACGGCCTCGACGACATGAGCGAGAAGACCGGCATCTCGGTCGAGAAGCTCAGCGAGCTCCGCTATGCAGGGGAGGTAGCAGGCACCCCGATCGAGGCGCTCAGCGGTGGCTTCTCCCGCCTGGCCAAAATGATGGGCGAGGCCGCCGGCGGAAACAAGGAAGCCGTCTCGACCTTCAAAGCACTCGGCGTCGAGTTCAAAAATGCCGACGGCACCTTGCGCAGCACGGACGACGTCCTGGGCGATCTCGCCGATCGATTTGCCACCTACGAGGATGGAGCTGCAAAGGCAACGCTCGCTCAGAAGATCTTCGGGAAGAGCGGCGCTGAGATGCTGCCGCTGCTCAACCTGGGCCGAAAGGGAATTGCGGATCTTCGCACCGAAGCCGAGCAGCTGGGCGCGATCTACGGCGGCGCTCTTGCGAAGGAGGCCGCGGATTTCAATGACAACCTGAAGCGCCTCGAGCTGGCCTCGCAGGCTGCTGCCATCTCCATCGGCGGCCCGCTGCTGAAATCCCTGAGCGGCCTGCTCAACCAGTACATTGAGATCAAGAAGCTGGGCGCAGTTGGCCTGGTCATCAAGGACATCGGCCTCGGCGCTCTTGATCCGAATTTCTCGAAGATGTCCATGAACGCGGGCGCGGACATCAAGAAGCTCACGGCAGAGCGCGCACAGCTCCAACGCGACATCGATGAGTCCTTCGGAAAGAATGTCGGGGGCCCGAATGCGGTCGCGATGGCGAACAGGGCCCGCCAGTTCGACATCGACAACCTCAATCGTTACATCGAGATCGCGAAGGCCCGCCAGCGCGTCGAAGCTCTTTCCAACGCCGATCCGAACGATGCGAATGACGCGGTCTCTCGGCGCTTTCAGCGGGAGACCCCCAAGGTTGCTGCGCCGATACTCGCGTCAGGCGGTGCAGGCGCCAAGGCCAAGGATCCCGAGGCCGATGCGAAGCGCTATCTCGAGACACTCGACAAACAGGTCGAGAAGGCCAAGGATCTCAGCCAAGTTGAGATCACGCTGGCCGAGATCCGGCGCACGCGTGCCGAGGGGAAGACTTTCAGCGATGAGGATAAGCAGCGCGCACTGATTGCCGCGGCGACGATCGACATCGAGAAAGAGCGCGACGAGAACAAGAAGGCGGCGCTCTCTGCGCAGCAGGAAGGCCAACGCCGCTTGCTCGCGATGCAAGACGACGAGCGCCGCATCATCGAGGCGACGCGAACCCCGCTCGAGAGCTACAACGCCGCGCTCGAGCATCTCAACAAGTTGCGTAGCGAGGGGTTTCTGCAAGGCGACGCCTACGGCCGCGCCATCGCAGCAGAAGCCACCAAGTACGGCGAGGCAAAGGCCCAGCTCGACGAGCTCAACAAGCACACCGACGACTTCTCCAAGCAGGCCGCGGAGAACGTCCAGGGCGCGCTGGGCTCCGGCCTGGCGGACTTGCTCGACGGGGAGTTCGACAACATCGGCAAGAACTTCCAGAAGATGCTCAATCGGATGGTTGCAGAAGCGGCGGCAGCCCAGATTGCCCGCTCGATGTTCGGCGACATGGTTTCCGGAGGCTCGGGCTCGGGCTGGTTCGGGTCGGCCCTGAGTGGCTTCGGTTCGCTGTTCGGTGGCGGTTCCGGGTACAGCGCGGCGAATCAAGCCGGCCTTGACGGTTTGATCACCGGCCTTAGCGGCGTACCGAAGTTCGATGTCGGCACGAACTACGTGCCCCGCGACATGCTCGCCATGATCCACGAGGGCGAGGCCATTGTGCCCAAGGCCTACAACCACGGCGACGTCGGCTCGCCGGCGGGAGGCATGACCTATGCCCCCAACTACGCCATCCAGATCGATGCGCGTTCCGACAAGGGCGAGATCTACGCCGGTGTGCAACGCATGCTGAATCAGAACAACAAGGCGCAGTACGAGATTTTCCAGCGCATGAAGATTGCCCCCCAGTCATGAGCATCATCCAGATCCCGGAAGACCTGTCGATCATGCGGCAGGACTTCGGCGTAAAGAACTTCGACCTCACCTCCGAGGGCGGCGACACCGGCTCAGTGCAGACGTCTGTACTGGGCCCGCCGCGCTTCACCTGTTCCATCGTGAGCAACGATCGCGAGGAAGAGGATGCCGCCTCCGCCTGGCGCGTGTTGCTGCTCGCACTCAGGGGTCGCATCAATCACCTGGCGGTATACGACATCGCCCGGCCGCACCCGCGTGGCTCGGCCCGTGGCGTGTGGACCACCGCAGGCGGCGGCGCCGGTGTCAACTCGCTGGCCATCAGCATCGGAGCGGACCAAGCGGGAGCGACGGTGCTCGCCGGCGACTACATCGGTGTCAACCAGGCGTCCGTGGGACGCCAGCTGCTGCACGTTCAAGCCGATGCGATCGCCAATGCCGGCGGCGTGATGATCGTGACTTTCGAGCCGGTCCTGCGTCTTGCTGTCGCAGCGGGTTCTGCGGTCGTGTGGGATCGGCCCACGTGCCTCATGAAGCGAACCACGAGCGAGACCTCCTGGTCGCAGCACGGCGGCGAGCTGCAGGGCGGCTTCAGCCTGGACCTCATGGAGGCTTGGCAGTGAGCATCGCTACCAATTCCGGCTTCAACGCCGTTGCATCGTCGCCAGTCCTCGCTGAGATGGCGCTCGTCGAGCTGTTCTGCCGCTTCGGCACGCCGCGATACACCACCTGGCCGATGAATGTCGAGGCGCGCGGCCACACCTGGCAGGGCGTGGGCAACCTCGGCTCGATCGGGGAGGTTCATGAGAGCGAAGACGGGGCGGAAGAGAAGCTCAACCTGACGCTGTCGGCCGTCGATCTGGGCACTCGCGCGCTGGCACTCGGCGACCCCAACGATTACCAGGACCGGCCCATGCGGCTTTATGTGGCGATGGTGAACGTCAACACCTACCAGCTGAGCGGGGAGCCGGTCATGCGCTTCGCCGGGGTGATGGACACGCTCGACGTTGGACGTGATGGCACGTCCGGGACCATCACTCTCAAGTGCCGCACGGCCTCTTACGACCGACGCAACAACCCTTCAGCGCTCCGAATGAACAATGCACAGCACCAGGCACGCCATCCGGGCGAGCGTGGTTTCGAGTACTTGACCTCGCTCATTGGCAACCAAGCTGTCTGGGTGTCCAAGCGCCTCCAGGCTGAGCTCAATGCACGGCTGAGGGCGAAGGGATGACGAGTGCCAATCTCGACGCCTTCATTGCTGAGCGTCGCTCACGTCCCTTCGAGTACTTCCAGCACGATTGCGTGCTGATCGCTGCTGACTGGGTGATCGCGAAGACCGGCACCGATCCGCTGAGCGACCTGCGTGCAGCGGGCGGAATCTACGACCGTCGCAATCTGCTCACGGCACTGCGCCTCGTACGTTCTGCCGGCGGCTTCGAAGCCGTGGCCAGCGCGCGGCTCGGTGCTGCGCATGCTGGCTTGATGGCGCAGCGCGGCGACGTCGTGCTCGCGCGAAGCGGTCGCAGGGTAGGGCGGGTCAGTGGCTACAGCTTCGGGATCTGCACGGGCTCGCACTTGGTGGTGCCCGGTGACGATCGCCTCGAGTTCCTGCCTCTGACCGCGGGGGTCGCATCGTGGCGCGTTTGATTCTTCGCGCCCTGGCACTTGCTGGCCTGCTGGGCTTCGGCGGGGCGGTGTCGGCTGAGCCGGTGACGGCTGCGATCGCCGCGTGGTGGGCTGCTGCGACTGTCGCGCAGATTGCCATGGTGGCTCTCTACGTGGTGTCGGTGGCCAACACCATCTATGGGTCGATTCAGACGAAGAAGAGGGCGAAGGCGGCCGCGCAACGGGCGGCCGAGCAGGAAGCTGCGAACCTGCGAGATCGCACCGCGCTGATCATCCAGGCGGAGTCGCCATTCGTCACGATTTACGGCTCGCCGGCGCCTGTGGGCGGCACCGTGCCGGCGGTGTTCACGAGCGGCCAGTACGAGCAGTTTTCTCATTTCATCTTCCTGATTGCGTCCCACGAGTGCGCAGGGGTGGATGCGATCTTTATCGGTGGTGAGCACGTCGGGAACTTGGACCCCCAGGGCTATGCGGACGGAGCGAATTTCCAGCTGGATGAAGGCGTGAGGCGCCTTGAGATCAAGGAGTTCGAGCTCAGCGAGTTTTCACGCGAGACCGAGGGCGGCACCGAGATCTACCCGGATGGCTACTGGATCCTGCCGCTGCGGCTGGACGTAGATGGCTTTGAGTTGCAAGGGATCACAGACCTCAATGGCAACCCGCTTGCCGGCGTGGTGCTCGGGCAATTGCCGAACTCCTTCGGTGGGCGCGCACTTGTCGGCCAGAAGGGTGTCAAGGGCCGCGTCTCCTACTGGGTCAACGGCCCCGGCGCTGCCCTCAACGTCCAGATCCACACCTCGCCAGGTGGCGTGGACACGGCTGATGCCTTCTTCCGTGCGGCGAGGCCGGACCTTTGGACCGAGGCGCACAAGTTCAGCGGCTACACCTACCTTGCGGTCACCGTCAATAAGCTCCTCGAGCGCTTCCAGGGCGGCATACCCGAGATCACTGTGAAGGTCCGCGGGAAGCCCGTCTACGACTTCCGAACCGGCACCATCGGCTACAGCCGCAACAACGCGCTTTGCCTCGCAGACTTCATTCAGTCCGAGGTCGGCTATGGCGCCGCGCTGGAGCACATCAACGTCGAGGACGTGATCAGCTCCGCCAACATCTGCGACACGTTCGTCTACGCAGCGGCCGACGTGGACGCAGACCCCGCGAGCTACGGCGGCTCGCGGGCCCGCTATCTGTGCGACGGTATGTTCCGCAGCGACCAGGATCGGGATGCGACGCGCCAGCAGATCGAAGACTCGATGGCCGGATTCAGCCTGGAGTCGGGTGGGGTTTGGCGCATCTTGGCGGGCGCGTGGACGACGCCCGTCATGGCGCTCACCGACGATGACATGATCGCGCCGAGCTCGGTGGTCCAGACTGCGAATCCTGGCACCGCTCGCTACAACGGCGTCCGCGGTACCTATGTCAATGCGGCACGCAACGGTGTCACTGAAGATTTCACCCCCTACTTCAACCCAACGTTCTTGGCCCTCGACGAGAAGGAGAAGGTTCGCGACCTAGTTCTGTCATTCACCGGGGACCATGTGCGGACGCAGCAGCTGGCCCGCGTCCTCGTCGAGCAAAGCCGAGGCGGCTTTGTAATGCAGATCCATCCGTCGCGCAGGGCGTGGCACCTTCAGCCGGGTGATCGAATCGTTCTGACCGACCGTCTCAATGGCTTTGAGAACAAGCCGTTTCGGGTGCAGGACTATGGCTTCAGCCTTGCATCGCCCCTCTCCCTGCAGGTGGTTGAGGACGAAGAAACCTTCTATGACCCGGCCGATGAAACGCGTGCCGACCCTTCGCCAAACACGAGCCTGCCAAGCCCGTTCATCAAGCCCGGCCCGCCACTCGATCTGGTCGCAATCAGCGGCGAGAGCCAGATGGTCCAGCAGGACGGCGTCATGGTGGTGCGCGTGCGTGTGTCGTGGGCACCGTCGCCGGATGCGATGGTGCTGCAGGCGGGGACCACGCGGCTGCAGTGGCGACTCGCCGACGGCGGCCTGGCGTGGCAGACGGTCGACCTGCCGGGCGACGCGACGGAGTTTTATCTCCTCGGCCTGGAGGTGCACAACGCCTACGTGATCCGCTTGCAGTTCCTGACCGCCTACGCCAGCAGCAACTGGTCGGTAATTCAGCATGAGGTGCATGGCCTCGAGGGGCCTCCCGACAGCGTGCTGAGCCTGCGCGTTGAGCCCGAGCTCACGGGCATCTTCGCGTACTGGCAGGAGCCCGAGGGCATCGACCTGCTGGGATGGTCGGCGACGCAACTGCGCCGCGGGCCGAGCTGGGAGCTGGCCGAGAGCACGATCCTGTTCGACGGCCGCGCCTCCAGCGCGAACCTCGGCTGGTTCCCCGCGGGCAGTCAGGCCGTCTGGGCGGCGCACCACAACACCATCGACCAATGGTCGGAGCCGGTGTTCAAGACCATCGAGATCGATCCGCCGGCACAGGCCGACCCGCACGGCACGGTGAACAACCGCAACACCGTCGCGCTGTTGTGGCAGGACTGCAAGACCACGCAGCCGATTGCGCACTACGAGATCCGGATCGGCGAGACCTGGGAGACCGCAACTGTCGTCACCCAGGTCCTGGCGCTGAGCTGGAGTGGCGTGCAGCCCAAGTTCGGCGAGCACCGCTACTGGGTGACCGCCGTCGACGTCGCCGGCAACCGCGGCGCGCCAGGCTACACCTTCACGGTCACGCTGGCCGCGTTCGACGGCGTGATCGCCAACCTCCGCAGCAAGGTCGACGCGGCCCTCGACGAGGTCGCCCGCCTGCAGATGCAGGGCGCGCTGACGTCCGACGGCAAGCTGGCCCGAACACGCGCCGGCGTCTACGAGGCGATCGAGGTTGTGGTGACTGACGCGACCGCGCTGGCCAGCAAGTTCACCGCGCTGTCGTCCACCGTCGACGAGAACCACGCCATCGTCTCCAGCCAGATCACGACGCTGGCCACAGAGCAGGACGCGATGGCGATGCAGCTCGACCTGGTCGCGGCTGTCACCGCCGACAACACCGCGGCGATCGCTGTCGAGACCACGGCGCGCACCACGCAGTACAACGCCCTGGCGTCCCAGGTCACCACTATCCAGTCGAGCGTTGGCGGCTTGTCGGGCACTGTTGAGATCCAGGGCAACACGCTGGCAAGCCTCAACGGCAACGTCGCGGCCCAGTACATGATCCGCACCGAGGTCGTCGGCAGCACCGGCCGTCGCGCTCTGGCAGGCTTGTCGATCGGCGTGTCGGCCGGCAGCGGCGGTGCGCCGACGCAGTCCGAGGTTGTGGTCTTCGCCGACCGCTTCGTCGTCGCTGCCGACGCAGGCTCTTCAGCCCTGGACGCACCGTTCCGCGTCGAGGGCGGCGTGGTCTACATCAACGTCGCCAAGATCAAGGACGCGGACATCGGAACGCTGAAGGTGGCCGGCTTTGCCCTGGGCATTTCCCTGGCGTCGGATGGCCTGTCCAATGCGGCCGTCGCCTTTACCGTTCCAGCTGGCCAGGTGTGGCGCGCTTCGTCATTGGCCATCGCCGGTAACTCCGGGGAGATCGAAGATGCGCGGTTCGCCGCCGGGCTGTTCGTGACAGGCGCGACTGCGACCGCTACCTCTCAGTCAGTCATTGCTCGGGAGGGTCCTGGCTCTGAGGGCGGCATAAGCAACATGTACCAGTCGACACCGGTCTCCTGCGGCAGCCTGGTCGACTATGGCCCTGGCACGCACACCATCTCGGCCAGCTGGTCGACCGTGCCCGTCATCTCGACCAGCGCGCCGGTGCTGCTGATGGTCGACCTGCAGAAGCGAGGCGCCTGATGACCGACAACACGACGCCATCCGGCACGCGCCCGTTCTGCGCCATCGATGCGCACGGCCAGGTTGTGATGCGCGGCCACACGCTCGAGCTGCCGCTGGTGCCGGGCCTGACCTCTCTCGACGAGGCGGCGCCGCTGAACACTTACCGGTCGGGTTCCGCGTGGTTGCCCATCCCAGAGCAGCCCAGCCTGCTGCATGTCTTCGACTGGCCGACTAAGGCCTGGGCCGACCCGCGCACCCTCGACCAAGTGCGCGCGGCAAGGCTTGTCGAGATCAATCAGCGCTTCTCGCAAGAATCGGCCGCGCTGATTGCCGGCTACCCGCTCGAGGAGCGGCAGACCTGGGCAGCGCAGGAAGCCGAGGCGCTGGCCTGGGCCCTCGAATCTTCCACGCCGACCCCGTACCTCGACGGCATCGCGGCGGCGCGCGGCATCGATGTCGCCGAGATGCGCGCCAAGACCCTCGAAGCGGTCAGTGTCTTCCGCGTCGCCTCGCAGTGGCTTGTCGGCACCCGGCAGGCCCTGCGCGACGCCATCCAGAACCCCAACGCCACGCGTGCGCAGATCGATGCGATCGCCTGGCCAACCCCTGAGGAGTGACCATGCAGAAGATCATCGGGCTCGAGAAGCCCATCGAAGACCCCGGCACCGGCGGCATGGCCAGCTACCACGTCGTCGTGCAGCACCTGGTGCAGTTGCGCACTGGCACCAGCGCCGTGACGCTGGCCGGCTTCGTGTCGCGAGCGGCGGCCGAGGCCGGCAAGCAGCCTTTGATGCACATCACGGCCCAGATCAAGGACGCGCCGACCGGCGACTCGGCGGCCTGGCCCGACTGGTTCTGCCGGCAAATCCTGAACGCAGACATCGGTGGCACCAACGTGCTGGCCGATGCTGTCCCGGTGTACGCGGCCGAGCCCTCGGCCGCCGTCGAGGAAGGCGCGCAATGACCACCTGGTATCGCGAAGGCCTGGTCACGCTGACGGCCGGCTCTGACCTCGTCGCCGGCGTCGGCACCGAATGGGTGGACAACGTACTGCCGGGCGGCATCTTCTTCACGCCAGGTGGTTTGGTCGAGGTAGAACGCGTCGTGAGCGACACCTCGCTAAAGCTGGTGACGCCATACGGCGGTGCCACCGTAGCCGAAGCCGAGTACTCGATCGCGCCCACACAGGGATACGTTGTTGCATTGGCCAAGCAGCTCAATGGCGTGCTCGGCGACTTCGGCGAGCTCAAGGACGCCTGGCAGGATGGAACGCTCGTCGGCAAGGGCGTGGCGCTCAAGGGCGTGAAGAACACGGTGGGCGAGCTGCCGCTCAGCGGCAACGCTCCTGGTGATGCCTGGATGGTCGATGGCCACATGCACGTGTGGACGGGCTCGGCGTGGCTCGATCAGGGTGCCACTGTCTCGACGCCCGAGCTCGAAGCTCTACGCGACGCGGCTGGCACCTCGGCCGGCCTGGCGATCGGTTCGGCGTTGGCGGCTGACACCACGCGCAAGGAGTACGAGGACCGTGTGTACCCGGGCGTTTACGCAACTCCGCCAACGAACAAGCCGCACAGCGGTGCGCCGTGTGCTGATGGAGACCGCTGCATGGTCCTCGTCGGCACAGTGCCCTATGAGCACCTCCGCGTGGGCGGCGGCTGGCTGATCCCCAACATCGATGCGACCAATCTTGCGTTGCCCACGGGCCCGGCGCTTCTGGGCTACGTTCAGAGCGGGGCCGGCTCGGTGGTTCGAAACGCCTTGGCCAAGCTGCGCGAGAACATCAGCGCGAAGGACTTTGGCGCCGTCGGCGATGGCGTGACGAATGACGCTGTGGCGCTGCAAAAGGCATTCGACTACGCGCACCTGGTTGGGGCCACCGTCGATCTGTCCGGTGGCCGGTACTACTCGGCAAGTGCCCTGACCGTCTACACGGCCATTGACGGTCGAGGTGCGCTCATTGAGAGCGGCAATGCGGTCGCCCTGCAGCTCGGTGCGGACGGGGTCAGCATGACCGCTGTCGCAATTGCCTGCCGAAACATCTCCGCGACCAGCCCGAACGTCGCCCCGTACGCCATCTACGGCCCGAACCGCAATGGGGTGAAGCTCGACAGCTGCCTGCTGATCAATGGCCGGGTTCGGGTTGAGACGCCACTCAACGCGTCAGCGAACTCGCGGTTCTCGATGACGAATTGCGGTCTGTCCATCGACCTCTCCGCCTATGAGGCCGTCGTCAACGAGAACGACGGCGTGACCATCGGTGGCGTCTCGGACGTTGTCCTGGCCAACAACCAGATCGCCCTGGTCGGCGTGCACCGCGGAATCAAGATCAAGGGCACGACGGCCGGCTACAACCCCGGCGCGGGGGATTCCTCGCGGGTCGCCATCAACGGCAACGTCATCCGTGGTGTGGGTGGTGGCGGCCACAAGCAACTGATCGATCTCTTCTCGGGAACCCGCAATATCGCCATCGGCGGCAACTCGATCGAGAGCACCGGATTCGGGCGAGTCATCGAGAACAAAACGTCGCGTGGCACCGCCGGCATCACTTTGTCTGCTGTGATCAACGGCAACACCATCCTCACTGACACCCAGGTGCCTTTCGTGTTCGAGGGGTTCTACGGCAATGCAAATCCAACCTACAACGTCGGGGAGTGCGTTGTGAAAATTACGGGGAACATGGTGATCAGCTCGGCCTCCGAGACGAGCGGATCGACCCTTTCCGCCGTCAAGTACTACCACTCCGCGCATCTCGCTGACAACACCTTCCACTTCACCGGCGGGACGGCGAACCGTCTGTACATCGGGCAATGCAAGCAGGTCTCCGTGGTCGACAACAATCTCAAGCGTGCGCAGATCGGCTTCGGTGACCAAACGGGTTCGCAGCAAGGCGATTCATTTGCTGGCGCGCGGTTTGGCCGCATCACTGCTACTGGCAACAACCTCGAGGACTTCGACTCGGGATACTTCGCGGGAGGCGTCAGCCTGCGCGACATCGATGCCCCGACCGCCACGATCGTCATCAGCGGCAACAACATCAACCAGTCGACGGCATCGGCGGCAGCGTCTGGAGCCGTGAGTGCCCGCTCTGTGACCTGCAAGTCGCTGCAAATCGAAGGTAACGCATCGAACATGGTCAGCGCTTCGGAGGACCGCGCATATCTGGTCAGCACCGCCGGTAAGGTCATCGAGAAGGACAACTCTTGGAACGTGTTGCCCTACACAGGAGTGTGGGCCCCAGGTGCAATTGCTGCCAACGCTTCGGTGTTCACCGATGTCACGATCACGGGTGTGGCTACCAACGTCCACACTATCCCCAAAGTCACGCACTCGGCGCTGCCGCCCGGTGTGGTCCTCGGGGCGGTAGTCACGGCTGCTAATACCGTTCGCGTGACGGCCTACAACGTCACCGGAGCTTCAGTGACTTTCAATAGCGGTACGCTGCGTGTGATGGCGGAATTCATCTCGACGCTTTTCTAAGCTTTTGCGGGGAGGCAGGGCGTCGCCCGGCCTGGCAGCGCTTCTATCGAGTTTCAGCGCAAAGGGCGGCGTCGGGATTTCGTGCTCCAATCTTCGCCCGGACCGCCGGGTCCCAACATCGGAGGCTGCCGTGTCAAGTGAGCGAGTGCTGAAGCGAATAGCGGGAATCCAAAAGCAACTTATTGCCGCGTACGAGGCGGGCAGCGACATGTCGTCCGCGAGCAAGGGCGCGGAGCGTGATTTGTTTCTTCACGGATACCTTCAAGCAGTGCTTCCAACTGGTTTCCGATTCGGCACTGGAGACATCGTCGACCAGCATGGCGCCGCGAGCGGTCAGGTGGATATCGTTATCGAAAATCCCTTTGTCCCGAGCTTGCCAATCATGGGTGGATATCCGCGACTCTATCTAACAGAGGGCGTTGCCGCTGCCGTCGAAGTGAAGTCCGACGTGCAGGCGCAGTGGAGTCAAGTAGAAGCCAAAGCGGCCAAGATTGCTTCACTCGCAAGCAGCGCCTCCAGCATGACTTTCGGCGCTTTTGGTGGAACCATCACAACGCGAAATCCCGAGGGGCTAAGCGTTGGGGGGCGCGCTTTAGGGGGAGGGCTCCCGTTTTTCGTAGCTGGCTATAGAGGGTTTGCCAACGTCCGTCTGGATAGTGTGGAATCGGTGGCTCTGAAAATGGACGCTGCGGGCGTCGACGCACTTCTGGTGGTTGAGAGCGGCCTGTTTGTTTCAAGTGCCCGGCTCGGGGGCGTCTATGCACGAGGACCTCATGGCCTATGGGCGTTTATCTGCGCTGTCACGAAAGCGGCGCAGCAGGTCCGTGCAATCGAATTCGATCCGCTCAGCTATGTCTTTGACGCTGCTTAGTCAGGATCCAATCCTGGGTTAGTTGTTTGAATATTTGGGCAGCCAAAGTCGGCTCGGATCGGATTCGGCCTGGGAGCTGCCGGAATTTTCGACGGGCGCTATGTAAGCTGGTCACCTACGTAGCATCAGCTTCCCATGAGCGAAGCAGCACGAGGCGGCGATGCCGCGCGCTTCAATAGAAAGTCCCATTTCTTCCCTAGAAACGGGACGCGGTCGCTCCGAGACTTGGCCTTCAAACCGAAGGCCTCACCACGTGATCTCACCCCCACTCAAACCCGCTTCGGCGGGTTTTTTATTGCCTGGAGCATCATGAAGACGCACTTCTCCTGGATGGTCCGCTTCTACGTCAGTAGCTCGTGTCTCGTCACCGCCGTGATCGCGATGCTGGACCCCTGGAGCCAGCACCGGGAGGTCATGGCGCAGGATGGCCTAAATGGCCTCGTCGCCTTCACGCTGCTCGGCGCGGTAGCGGTCCTCGGGCTCCTCGACGTGCTGGTAAACGACTGGCTTCCTGAGCGCTTCTCTGTTCGCTGGACGCATCGGCATCGGCACATTGTCTTCATGGGGCTCGCGCTATCGCAGTGCGCCATGGCCTTCGTTGAGGTGAGAGCTGACGAAGTGCGCCCCGTGGTCGCGCGCTACCTCCTCGATGCCTTCGTGGCCCTGCTGGTCGCCTGCATCGGCGTTTATTGCCACTACTGGGAAAACCAGGACGCACGGGAGGTTCGCAAGTGAGTCCCCTGCGCATCCTCGCCATTCTGAAATTCTTGCTCCTGTGCTGTTGGCCGCCGGCGGCGTGGGCCGCAAAGCTGACCTTTGACCAGGCGCTCGCCCAGATCACGCTGCGTGAGTCGCTGCTGCTGTGCGTGCTGATGACGCTGGCCGGCGTGACGGCGCTCTTGTTTCGCATCAGCAACCAGGTCAACGCCGGCATCGACGGCGACGTACCGATGAAGCCTATCCGCAACCTTCCGCTGCTGGTCAGCGCCCACATGTGCGGCTCGTGGCTCGCTGGCATTTGCGCGTTCTTCCTCGCATCGCACTTTGACATGCCCGGGCTGATGGTCGGCTTCTTCGTTCCGATGGTGAGCTTTGGCGGGGCGAAGTCGCTCGAGCTTATGTACAACAAGTTCGTGGCGGACCGGATGGCCACACGGGCAGCAGCTGGAGGCAGCACATGAAACTGACCGCACATTTTTCCCTCGAGGAGTTCACGGCGAGCGAGGCCGCGGCGCGCCGCGGCATCGACAACTCGCTGCCCGGCGCCCTGCAGTCGACGGCAGTGCAGACGTGTGAACTGATGGAGCGGATCCGAGCCGAACTCGCCGGCCAAGCTGGACGCGAGATCCCGATCATTGTCACCAGTGCCTATCGTTCGCCCGCATTGAACAAGGCGATCGGCAGCGGCAGCGGCAGCGACCACTTGCGCGCGATGGCTGTCGACTTCAAGGCGCCGGCATTCGGCACGCCCTACGACGTCACGATGGCGCTAGCGCCGAAGGTGAGCGAGCTGGGCATTGGCCAGTTGATCCACGAGTTCGGGTCATGGATCCATGTCAGCACGCGGCGGCCGGCGAAGGACGTGAACCGCATCATCACGATCAGCAACGCAGGCACGGTCGCGGGGGTGCACCGGGTATGAACCCCGGGTTGATCGCGCTTCTCATCAGCCTGGCCAGCAATGCGGCGCTAGGTTGGGCCTGGCTGGAAGCCCGCGACGACGTGACAGCGCTCACTGGCCAGCGGGACGAGGCCCGCGCAGACGCCTCAGCCTGCAGCGATGCCACGGAAGCTCTGCGCGAGCAAGCCTACAAGCGCGCGGCAGAGGCAAAGAAGGCCACGGCCGCAGCGCGTGCGGCGGCCGCAGACAAGCAGAGCAGGGCGCAGGTGATCTTGTCCACGGCGCCCAGCGTGCCGGGTAACGACTGCGCCAGTGCTCGAGATCGGGCTGATGACTGGCTGCACGGGAGGGCGCCATGAAGCGTTCTGCCTTGCTTTGCGCGCTGCTGCTAGCCGGCTGCGCGTCGACGTCACACCAGGTGAAGGTGCCGATGCCCATCGAATGCCGTGTCGACGAGCCTGCGCGCCCCGCCATGCCCTCTGACGCGCTCACACCAGGTGTAGCCCTCGATCGCTTCGTCGCAGTCCTCACAGCGGAGATCGAGATCCGCGAAGGCTACGAGGGCGAGCTGCTCGCCGCTCTTCGGAGCTGCACTGCGCCGCTAGTGGCGCAGTAAAGAATAAAAGACAGGGCGACCCTTTGCCGTGCGCTAACACAGCATCGGACCGCCTCCCCCACAGAACGCGCCTGTGAGTTCGACCAAGGCCCTGCCACCTGTACAGGCGGGCTGAGTGTAAACGACCGTTACAGGTCATTCGGAACCCATGGCAACACCCATCGTCCCTTGGATAGGCGGCAAGCGCCGTCTCGCCGACACCATCATCCCCCGCTTCCCCGCGCACACCTGCTATGTCGAGGTCTTTGCCGGCGGTGCGGCGTTGTACTTCCTTCGCCCGCCGGCGGACGTCGAGGTGATCAACGATGTCAACGGTGACATCGTCAACCTCTATCGGGTGGTGCAGAGCCACCTCGAGGAGTTCGTTCGCCAGTTCAAGTGGGCGCTCTCCAGCCGTGAGATGTTCAAGTGGCTGCAGGACACTCCATCCGAAACGCTCACCGATATCCAGCGCGCGGCACGCTTCTTCTACCTGCAGCATCACGCTTTCGGCGGCAAGGTCCACGGCCAGACCTGGGGCACTGCGACCACGGCGCCGCCGGTAAACCTGCTGCGCATCGAGGAGCAACTGAGCGCTGCGCACCTTCGCTTGGCAGGCACGCATATCGAACGCCTCGACTGGAAAGAGTGCATGCGCCGCTACGACCGGCCACACACCCTGTTCTATCTCGACCCGCCGTACTGGCAGACCGAAGGCTATGGCGTGCCTTTCGCCTGGCCAGAGTACGAGGCAATGGCCGCAACGCTCAAAAACCTTCAGGGCAAAGCGATCTTGAGCATCAACGACCACCCCGACGTGCGCCGTTGTTTCGCTGACTTCCACATGGAGACGCTCGGGATCACCTACCAAGTGGGGGGAGGGCACAAGGGCGTAGACCGCAACGAGCTGATGATCTTCAGCTGGGATGTGGCGGCGGAGCCAGCAGGGCTGTTTTAGCCACGGGTTATCGGTCGAAGAGTTCGGCCAGCAAGTGACCGCCAACGTATCAAGCGCGAGCGCAGGGCAGGTCAGTCCAGCGTGTGGTGTAGTCGGGCGTCTTGAGTTCCTGCCGCATGGTCCACTTGCGCGCCGCGCCCGCTGTGCCGGCGCTGGCCAGCGTCAGGGCCCCTCGGCCGTACCGGTCGTTGATCGCGTCCATCGCACCCATCAGACGGCTGCGGTCGTCGCTGGGCTCGTCGAGGTCGAGCTCATGCTGCTCCACCGAGGTGTCCTGCAGGTCCAGCAGCATCACGCCGGCCTTCGCATACCTGAAGCCTGGCCGGTAGATCGCGTGCAGCGCGCGCACGACGCTCGACGCGATGAGTCCGCTGTCGGCCGTGGGCCGGCGCAGCGGCACGGTGATCGACTTCGAGTACTGCTTGTCCTCGACGCGGAAGGCGCTTGTGTGGATGAAGACCAGCACCTGGCCGGCCTGGCCGTTCTGCTTGCGCAGCTTCTCACAGGCCCGCGAGGCGAACTCTGTCACGGCCTCCACCAGGTCTTCGAGCTCGGTGATCGCGCCGCCGAAGCTGCGAGTGCAGGCGATCTCCTTCTTCGGCGCCGGCGAGTCCTCGAACGCAATGCAGGCCTGGCCCTGCATCTCGCGAACGGTGCGCTCGAGCACCACCGACCAGCGGCGGCGCGCGACCACGGGGTCCATGCGGGCCACGTCCAACGCCGTCAGCACGCCCACCTCACGCAGTTGGGCCGCGATGCGCCTGCCGATGCCCCAGATCTCGCCCAGGTCGGTCGCCTGCAGCACCGCGTCGAGATCTGCCGCGGGCAGGGCGGCGAGGTTGCACACCCTGGCGAGCTCGGCCGGGTAGCTGCCCGGCTTGCGGTCGGCACTCTTCGAGATGTGGTTCGCCAGCTTGGCCAGCGTCTTCGTCGGCCCAATGCCGATGCCACACGGCACGCCGATCCACTGCAGGATGCGCTCGCGCACGCCGCCCGCGCGCTTGACCAGATTGCCGCGCACGCCAGCCAGGCCTATGAACGACTCGTCGATGCTGTAGATCTCCTGCTCGGGGCCGAGGCCGGCCGCGATCGACATCATTCGGTTGCTCATGTCGCCGTACAGAGTGAAGTTTGCCGAGAGGGCCACGATGCCCTCGTCGCGGTACTTCGATTGGATCTGGAACCACGGCTCGCCCATGGTGATGCCGAGGGCCTTGGCCTCGTTCGAGCGCGCGATCGCGCACCCGTCGTTGTTGCTCAGCACGATCACCGGCCGGCCCAGCAGGCTCGGACGAAACACGCGCTCGCAGCTCACATAGAAGTTGTTCCCGTCGACCAGCGCGTACATCGCATGCTCACTGGCGGAAGCGCTTGATGGCGGCCGTCACCACGCCGACGATGATCAGCTGCTGACCCTCGCGAAAGGTGATGGTCGGGAAGGTGGGATTGGCCGGCATCAGCTTCACCCGGTCGGCGCGCTTGTACAGGTACTTCACGGTGAACTCGCCGTCGACCTGGGCCACGACGATGTCCTTGTGCGCCGGCGTAAGCGCGCGGTTAACCACGATCACGTCGCCATCGAAGATGCCCGCCTCGATCATGGACTGGCCGCTCACACGCCACATAAAAGTCGCGGCCGGGTGGGTGACCAGCAATTCGTTTAGGTCGTGACGCTTGACCGCGAAGTCGTCGGCGGGCGAGGGGAAGCCAGCCGGAACGCGACCTTCTGCCACGACCAGCAGCAT